CCCTGTGCTCCAGTTGGCCCTTGAATTCCGGTGTCACCCTCCAAGCCAATTTGTCCGGTCGGGCCAACCGTACCTTGTGCTCCGCTTGCGCCCTGACTGCCCTGTGCTCCTGTTGCACCCGTATTACCTTGACTGCCTTGCGCTCCGGTCGCGCCAGTGTTACCAGTCGCGCCTTGCGGCCCCGCTGGGCCAACTTCACCCTCTAAACCAATCTGACCTGTTGCGCCAACGGCTCCCTGTGCTCCTGTGGCTCCCGTAGTACCTGTGTTTCCTTGTGCGCCTGTCGCGCCATTTGTTCCGGTTGCGCCCGTCGCTCCGGTCAGCCCTGTTGCTCCAAGATTGCCAGTGTTGGCAAACGACACCTGAACCGTATCGCCATTATTGAAAGTACCTGACGTTCCGACGTAAGTAACAGGCATGGAACTCCATGTCCCGTTATTCGTGACTGCGCCCGTCACCTGAAATATCAAGTCATTCGGCGCACTCAACATGAGAATCGTTGACCTGTTGGGTGAGGTCGAGAGTCCCCATGTCGAAATTAACGATGCAACATTCGTAGCGGCGGAATCCGTGTTGCTGATTCGTAAGCTCGTTATCGCGGAGAAAGTCGTGCTGTCGAATTTTAAGTTCCCAGTTCCGGGGTCACTATTAGCCGTATCGGTCAAGTAGGCATAGTCAATGCCGCCGCCTGACGGCCCGGGAATACCGGAAATACCCTGACTCATATTAATAGCAGCGAGATTCGGGCCGGGATAGTTTATTGCAGCTGTTGAGTTCATCCCGATATAGGTATTTGAAATCTCAAATAAGGCTGTGGATTTCCTGATGTATCAACGAACCACGCCTCACAAAATAATCGTCGCGGCTGTATGTCAGCGAAAGTATTCACCTGAGCGATACTAAGCGCCATCTTAAACCATGCCGCTGAACCCGATGGAGTATCCTGCCATGTGATCGGTATGACTATTCCTGGGTCGGTAAATATCCAACGATCAAGGATCGGACTCGTCGGGGAGCTATTCGTGAATATAAAATACGGATGATTCGAGTTATATCCTCCGGACACAAATACATAAATACTTCCGCCGCGAGCATCGAGTATCTGCTGAACAAAGCCGCCATCGACTGTACCTACTCCGCTTCCGGTCGATCCGGTAAGCGTAAACCCTGTTGAGATTATGTTGCTTATAGCCTGCGGAGCACTCGTGAAATTAGCTGCGGCATTAGTGTAGTGACCGCCTATGGCTACATTACTCACTCCATTCAGCCAAAAGCTTGCCTGATCGACACTTACAACAATAGGACTTGCATTCGTCGAGCCAAGTATCGGACGTGGAGATAGGCCAAGTATGAGGCTGTCGCTCCATGCCTGACCTATCACCATTTCTTTTAAGACGAGTTCTGGTACTTGATCCATGATGCAAGTACCGGGCCGAATCGCTCCGGCCCGGTTATTTAATTACGCTACTACGATCTGCTTCCAGTTCGTACCGTCGAATATAAATTCCCAAACGTGGGCGCTAACAACATTAAAATCGCCCGTCGTAAACGTCGACCCTGTGCCATTATACACGGTACAACGCCTGCCAGACGGAGCACTCGAATTCAGGTTGAAGCCTGTATTCGTGCCTGTAAACTGAACATAAGTGTCGCTCGGCAACATCGCCGCTGTGCCTGTGCTCGTGCTATCTACGCGAACTCCGCTTGCTGCCGCGCCCGGACTAATTAATCCGAGCAAGCTCGAAGCATAAACCACCGAACTGCCACCTGGAACAGTGACAGTGATATTGTTGCCTGAAACTGCCGTAACGGGACATACCCATCCCGGCGCTAAAACCTCTACTAAGTTACCTACTGCGAATGCTATCATAGAATTGTTGAGTTAAAATAAGTGAAATGGGTTAATTACATAACATCAGCCGATGCGCCATTGTTCAATGCTCGCAAGGCCGTTTGAAAATCCTGCACACGAACCGGGGTTTCTTTGAACCAATGAGACTTAGCTGCATTGGTTGCCGCGCCGAGCCAGTCGTGCGATGAAAGGCAATGCCACGTAGCGGGAAAATTCTCATTCCAGCTATTGCCGAGTTGATAGCAAACCGAAGTTAGAGCATTAATGAGGATTGGATCGTCGATGCCTATTAGCTCGGCCTGCTCCTGCGCGGCTTTGTATGCGCTCAGAGTGTCGCTTTGCTCCCACTGTAAGATTATAGCATCGGATATTACTGTGCCTTTGGGGTATTGATCGGCCTCTGCGCCAACAAGTAAATGCCCGACTCCGCCCGTAAGTTTGCCGACCGAATCTAAATAAGAAACATTCTCATAACCCTCTCGCTCTCGAATAAGATCGAGAACAGCCTGTGGAACTAACGGATTTTGCTCTTGTGCCATTGCTTCTATTTTGCTCGTTAAATCGTCGTTATTCTTTTTATCGTCGTATCTGTCCGTTTCAAATCCGTCGCTCGAAACGCCAATATCGAGAAGCGGCTTTGGCGGAGCCGGTACGCGCCCTAACTGCGAAAGATCGGCTTGCTCCATTAGTTACCCGCATTCTTAGCGACCACCGAGGCCGTGCTACTCACTGCAAGCGCACCCATTGCCACGCCACCAGCCGAACTCCAGTCATGCCCGAAGAAGCCAATGCAAAGCGCAGTGCCAAGTCCCATGAGCTTGACCATAAGGCTAAAGCCATGCAGTCTATTCGAATCATTTAGGAATGATGTTACCGGAGTTGGTAGTGTCATTTTATAAAGTCTAAAGTCGGTGGCCTGTAAGCAGGAACCGGAGCAAAACTATAGTCAGTATCGGCAACATATTCTATGTTCACTATTGCATTGTAGGCCGCAAGCTGATTCTCGTTTTGCAGAACAACGGCAGCAGCAATCTTGGGCGCATTCTGAACCGCTATATTTACTTCATGTACATATCTTGCTCCGGTAAATGCCCACCCTGCAACATTACCAAGCGCAGCAAGCATAAACGGAAGTACCGTCGTAACTAAAATCCCAGCGGCCCAAATTTTGCCCTTGTGTGTGTCGTAAAGATGCTCTACCACCTGAGTGGCAATCTTTACGTTCTCTTGCTTTTCTTCTATGCTCATGTTCTAATTAATTAGACAGGATCGTCACGCGGGAGCCGTTGTGGCTCCCGCGAACGACGAATGAATTAAGCCGCTTTCGGCGGAAAGAGCTTGTTGATTATCGTCGAAATGTCAGCCGCCGCCGAATTAATATCAGCCGGAGTGACTACTGATTTCGTAATAAGCGCATAAGCTGAAAGTCCAGCCGCAACTCCAAGAACGATTGTTTGTTCTGTCGGAGCTTCTGCCGCAGCAACGATAGCTTCAAGAGCCGCCACCGCAGCCGGAATATCTTCTGCTGGGATATTCTTGAAATGATCGGCAATCGTAGTGCCCGCATCCTGGATGAACTGATTGATATTACCCTGAGTGTGCGCCTTGATAAGCGCCTGCCCATCGGCAATTAACGTAGTAACATCGCCGTAGCCAAGCAGCGAAGCTACTGGCCCAAGCATAGTAATAAATGAAAGTGTCATGGTATTATTTGATTAAGTGATTATGGAGTCCGTATTTCGGCCTTCCATTTGGAGTAATAAGTATCGACGTCTTCGGCGGGAACATCTATCGAGTCACCCGCTACCTGTGGAAAAGTAGGCAGCCTCTTGTAGTCGGCTGCCCACATCATCGTGATCGAGCCGCTAAAGCCATTTGGCATTGCAAGACGAAGCTTAACGCCCTCCTGTCGCCAGTAAACTTGCGTAGTGTTCGCGCCGGTTAAATCCCATGCGCTTTCTGAGTCCTGGTTATTTATGTTGGCCTCCGGCACTAAGTCCCCGGAACCCATTAAGATTTCGAGAGCCTGAATACCTTTGCCCTGGCAATCGCTTGGAGAGCTTTCTTCGTAGATGCTTACGTGAAGCCCCGCTTTTACTACCAAGCTAAAACTAGCGAACGCCGAAGTCTTGCGATAATAATTACCCGAATATCCGGCTGCGTAAACAGGCAAAGCGATCTGATGAGGCTTGAATAATTCAAGGATGCTTGAGCCGCCGAAAATCAATCCATATTTTGGATCGTCGTAAACGGCCATGTTTACGAAATCGCTATGCAATAAAGTCGTTTGATCGAGCGTGAAATTTCCCTGTGCCATTAACTATTGCCTCCCGTATTACCCGTGAAAATTGGCGAACCGATATTTGCTAAGTTTAGCTTTTTGAACTGAGCATAGAAAGCAGTGAACGCCTTATTGATATTGGCCCTCGTGGTCGCTGCGGGATAATTTATCTTCTCCGTCGTCGCGCCCGTGACACTCAAATGTATCTGACGCGGGTTCGAATCATCGACTAATTTTAATGCTACACCCATCTGAGTGCGATAATTTTCAATCAGGTTAAATCGGTCTGAGATATAAGAGTACGCGCTCTTAGCGAGCGGAGCAAGCAGTCCACCTGAGATTAACGCGGAAGAAATCCATGCTCCGTTACCGTAGATAACGTGCAATTCATATATTCTGCCGAGATGCTGCTGAAGCGCGTTCATCGTTCCCGAATCGTTTTGTACTAAAACAATATCGCCAGTGATAAGATAAATACCCTGTCCGGCCTGACCAACGCCTACGGGAACAACTAATTCCTCCCATCGAACGCTTGCGGCCCTGAGGACATCATATAGACTAAAGCTGTAAAGCTCTTTTCCGGTATCGTCACGGCGAACGAACACCATATCGAATACCTGATCGGGAAAATAACTGCCGAGGCCGGAATTTAGAGTGATTGAAGGTTCTGGCATAATGCTTTTTAACTTCCGATGGTTCCAAATACTCCGGCTGTTTCTACTTCGAATGTAGAGCGCACCGCCCATGTGATATTATTTACCTGCTCGAATGGCAAATTCTCCTGACCTCGTACTACTTTTACGAGTCCCATTGGCGCAGTTGAATCGAATAAATCATCCGTAGTTATCCATCGGGATTGAGCATAATGCCAAGCCCTCAAAATTTCATAATAAGAAATCAGGCTTGCCTTATTCCCAAAAATCGGCGGTATAATAAAGCCGGATAATAATAAATTTGGCAGAGTAGTAATCTTCTGCTTCTGATAGTATTGGCTCTTCAACTCCAAAGCCTGTCCGTCAAGTAATCTTTTCTTGAACGGACTCCCGGCCTGTGGCTCAACCGTATTAGTCGTAGCTATTTCGAGCTGACACGTAATAATAGCCGCAGGATGAGCGGCAAGCCCTCCGGCTAAATCGTATTCGTATAGACTGTTGTCAGTCCAAGCTATTGTGATAATCATCGAGTAAAGATTGCTCCCGTTGCTCCGGGCTGAGGCCAGAGCGTATCGTTACTTAGGTATTCATCTAAATAATAGTATTGAGGCCCATACCCTAAATTAGTCGGCCATTGCAATTCGATTAGCGTTGCGCTTAATGGAATACCAAGACTCTGAAAGCTCTCACTATCGGCCATAGTAATACTTGCCGATGCGTTGAACGTATTTCGATTTTGAGTAATCGCGCACTCGGTCAGACTGGTAAAATCCAGCATATACGAACTCGAGTGCCATACGCCTAAGTACCCGGACTGCGATTCGGGCTGATTAGGATTGCTCTTGCAAGCCGCAAGAACAAAAAAGATAAGAATGATTGTTTTTTTCATAGCTACCCATACGAAAATCACGCTAAAAAGTTCCGTTACCAAGTTGGTGAATATAAGTTGACGGGTCATTATGTCTTTTCTATAATAATCCAGCCGATTACTGAGTTGTCAAGAACGTTAGAGCTATTGATTACGAAGCTCGCTCCCGCTATAACCGCGCCGATTGACAACGCGCCAACCGCACCGCCGCCTAAACTCGGAGCCTGATTCGTTAGGAATATAAGCGAGCTTGACGTAACCGCCGTTGTCGAAACGGTCACGGTTCCGCTTAACAATGTAGCCGTTCCGATTTTTGCATTAGAGCCGCCTTTTATGCCCAGGCCGTTTCCGGCTGTATCTATAAGCATGTTGCCGCGCAGAATATGTACTCCTCCCGATGCGCCGATAACGAATTGATAGCTCGCACTTGTAGCCGTCGTAGCCTGGCCGTCACTCCAACAGAAAGAGTTCGTATGGCCTGCGGTAGCACTTGCCCCCATTGCAGTTGAGACACTGCCACTTGCCGTCGTTTGATTACCCGTCGCTAACGATAAGCTACCAGAGGCAAGGGTCAGGCTCCCTAACGATGTCGAAGTGTCACCGCTTGCTGTTGTTTGAAACCCAAATGCAACAGAGTTAGCATTAGTCGCATGATTACTCTGTCCCATTGCAATGGAATAATCACCAGAGGCAAGCGCATTCGGCCCCATAGCAATAGCGTTCATTCCCGACGCATCGCTCCCGCCTTGCGCAAATGCATAATCGGCATTTGCGGTCGCGCCATTGCCTAATGCAACGGCATAGTCGCCGCCTATACTTAGTCCGGTTCCTACGGTTAATCCAACGGCAAACCCTGCACCGATGTTCGTGTTGCTCGTCCCTATATCGAGTCCAGTCTGAACACGCGCTGAACCGGATATATTAAAATTTGCACTCGATTGAAGTGTTGTGCTGTTGTTGATATATGAACCGCCACCCGCCGCAACCCATGAGGCGTTCGTTCCGTTCGTGCTTAAAACTTTCCCCGAATTACTTGTTTGTGTCGGGAGTAAATTATTCAGCGCGGCATTGGCCGTTGTCGCATTTGTACCGCCGTAAGCTATGCCGATAGTAGAGCCATGCCACGCGCCCACAGTTATCGTCCCTGCCGCATTGATAGAAAACACCTCAGTGCCTGCCGAATAATAATCTATGAAATCATAAAGACCGTCAGAATCGACGGCCTTGATTATCGGGCGCGTATCTCCCTGGAACCGCACAAGCGGCAATACAGCATTCGAAGAGTCTTTATGTATGAGCCTACTCATTATCCACCCGTTACCTTTCCGCCGCTTGGAGCAGGGCCGCCGCCGCTCGGCGGATTACCCGGAGCGAGCGGCCCGACTCCTTCATTGCCATCATAAAAATTGCCGCCGTTACCTATGAATTGATTGCCCTCGATCCGCAGGCAGTCCATCGTAGTAACCATTGTATTCACATTCGGACTTCTGCGTTTTACGAAATATCGCTTGCCATCGGGAGCCATTCGTTGATTATACAAAGCTACATTCTGCCACGAAGCAGTCCCGGTTTGCTTCCCAGTAACGGGATCGATAAGCTTGAACTGAGTTACCGTTCCATCCTCGAAAGAATACTTTCGTGCGCTCGTTACAAATAAGAGCGAATAAAATCTTGCCAGACATTGCCGAAGCGCATCACTCAAGCTCGTTACTAAGTTACCGCCAGCATCTTTGAATGTGAACCGAGCACGAACTACAGGGGTAAAATCTTTCAACGTCGGTATAGCAGGGGCAAAATTCGGTAAACCAATTATTAACGCTGCGGGATTTCCCGGAATAAGAGGCACGAGCGTAGGATACCATGCTGCCGCCTGACCGATCCCCGATTTAACGAGTCCATTAATATCCGTAAGATTAAAAAACGGATACACGCCGACACCCTCTATTTGACCGCCACAAACATTAGTGAATCTTCCAGCCTGATATGTCCCAAAAAGATTGCCCGTGTACCATGCGAAAGTATATCCTGCGAACCGCATGAGCGTATTGAGATTAGCAGGCTTATTGGGAGTACCGGGAACAGTATATGGGTTCGCCATTCGCGGGTTGATCGTATCGTCTAACCCTGCATTCCCGGCATCTTTATCGGATAAGTGCTCTTCGATGTCATAGACACCATAAATCGAATTTACTCCATGACCCTGCTTCATTGCATACAGATCGTCATACCATCCATCGGTAGGGCGATTGTTCTCGAAGCTTTGTAGTGCCGTTATCTGAATGCCTTGCTCTGTTTCATCCATTGATTCGGGCTTCGCACCCACAGGAGTCGGGCCGCTAAAATATGTTGCAATAGGATTCGTTCTGTCTTTGAAGTGAAGATTTACCGTGCCGTCATCATTGCAAGATAGCACCGGAAGAAATCCATTGCAAAGCGACAACTCCATGATCGCATCCCAGGCGGACAGCAGATAATCAGGCCAGCATGTAGAACGCGGTGAAGGCGCACCCGTTGTTCCATCCGTTACCCCGTAGGGCTGCGACTGCAACCCAAAAAGAGTTTGTGGTATAAAATACTGACCGGGATTTGCAAAATTAACTTTGTAGTTTTTCGCATTCGGCGTAGCAGATAAAGGGACTAATCCTATGGTGAGATATTTAGGAACAGGCTGCCCGTGCCACGCTTCGTTAAGCATAAACTTCAATGGCGGATAATTGCCATTCACATCCGGCGCTGTCGTTCGTCCTGTCGTCCAATTACCAGACTCTCTCTGGCCCACTAAATTACCCTCATTGCCGTTGTAAAGTGGAATAGGCGGTGCATTGTTTTTCACCTGCAACAGTGCGCCCTCTATCTCTATCGGCGAATCGTCTGATGTAATAGTCCAACCACCAACGCCTAACGCCGCATCCATCATTAACGTGAGAGCGTAAACAATATCTATGTGCCCAGACCAAATTCCATTCGAAGAATATGGCGCAAAAGCTCCATCGGATAAAGCATTCGCCACACACGGGATTATATTAAAAGGCGACGGCGGAACGATTAGTGCGCCTGTCCCCTGGGTTGCCTGATCGCCCATTAGCATAGACGGCATATACCAGGAGCTATTATCGGTTACGACCGTTGCCGGGGTTATTGGCAGCTGACTAAGGCCCGAAGTTATCGCGTGGATAAATCTTAGCTCCCAAATTTGCTCGGCATCGAGCGGAGCATTACCGCTTGCACTATAATCTTCGTCGAGAATCGGATTACCGCTCTGAGCATGAATCCATCTTTTATCATCGCCTGTCATTGCGGCCTGAGCCTGCCCAACGAGCATCGTCGTATAATTCGCTTCGTTATCCTGCTGGAACTCGACTAAAGCATAAAGTGGAGTCTGGAAATATCCGACTCTTTCATAAATTATCTGCCAATAAAAAGGGCCGCCAACAATAGGCAGGCCGCCAAGTTTCATTGTTTGATTGCTTATTACATCGACAACCTGAACCGGTTGAAAATTAATTAGGATTTGCACCTGTCCACTTTTTACAAGCTGTGCATCTTCAAGTAATCCGGCGAAGCTGCTCCCGCCGTTACTCATAGTATCGGTAAATAAATGCCCGGAGCCATCTATCGTGCCGTCATTGCCGAAGATAGACGTGTTCTGATTAACCAACGCAAAGGGTGGAGCCATCAACGCCCAAATTCCACCGCCCGCAGATGTACCTTGCTTAGATGAAATATAAACCGAATGGCATGGAGTCTCTGCCACTAATCCAAGTATAGTATAAACTCCCGCAGGGACAGTCGTGCCGTCAGTATGGGTCGTAGCTTCACATATCTGCCAGCCGATCATAGCCGGAGTAAACACTGTGCTTACGCTGTTGAATACTGCAATAGGCCCATTGTTGTTCAGGACTCCATCTGTTCCTGTTGCCTGTATCTGTGGTAATGGAAAATAGCTTATTGGGCTTGGGGGAGCCGTGAGGTATCTAAATAATAACCTATCGTCACTGTTCGGGCCAAGTTGCAGGCTGCCCGTAGCTATCGAATTATTGCCGCATAAGAACTGATTGCCCTGAGACGTGTCTATGCTTTGAATGAAATCCGCAAGGCTGTTCGTGTTATAAATACCCATCGAGAATTCGTGTATCGTACCCTCGGAAAAATAATTCTCAGTTTCTTCATCGGGAACAGGCCATAAAGTTACGATCCGATTCGATAGGGATATAATCGTATTCTCTCTCGATTTGGGGGAGCCTATCAGGGAGGAATATAAAGTTGGAACACCGTTAATTACACTGCCGACATCCCAATTTTTGGTATCTACATTGAAGCTTACGGGGTCAGTGGCAGCATAATTTCGCCACAAAGTTACCCTCATCCACCCTTCCGGCGTGTGAATCGGCGCGATCTTGAAGACTATGGCATCGGAAGCCGGGATATTTATATTAGTAGTCGGTTGCATTAAGCTCTCAGCCCTCCACCTAAAACATAAGCGCGACCGCCGACCTGCTGATTCCTCTTTCGCGTAGCCTTCTCTGTTTCTCGCGGGTACATCTTAGCGTCTATTTTACCAGTCACATCTATTCCGGCATCGAGAGTCGAGTGTATCTTAGTTAGCAATTCTTTCATTCCATGGTCGCCGCCTCCGGTGCTCGAATATCCCGGTGCTAATTGCGAAGCTACTCTCGGAATAATATTGCCCGATTGGTACATGGCCATCGCAGCATGATCTCCCCGGTTAACGGCATTCAAGAACGAATCATTTCCGAAGGCTCTGCGCCCTGCCGCACTTACGATAAATTCGTTTTTGTGATACACGCCACCTATATCATCATCGCTTCCTGAATCAGCCGCGCCACCCATTTTCTTGGGTGCACCCGCCACCTGTGCGGCTGCCGTCGTAGCAATGATTCCAGCCGTAGCAGCGACATCAGCCGCGCCAAGCGTAGCAATGGACGTAAGGGCCGCAGGGCCAGCCCACATCGCCGCAGTCGTAGCCGCAAGGGCCGCTCCGGTGGCCGTAGATGTGGCTCCATAAACGACCTGCAAGGCTAATCTCATTAGTTGATCCGCAACCCATGCCTCAGCTCGCTTTGCAAGTTCACCAACGATAGATTTCGTAATACTCTGACCGACACTAACCGCTAATTTCTGAACCGAAAATTGATTGGCCTGCTCTTTTTTAGTAGCATCTTCATCGAGCTTTGTCTTTTGCAGGGTAAATTCCTGGTACGTCATTTTATTGGTACGCACCTGATCGCTCATCGCTTGAATCTTCTTCTCCTTTTCGAGATTCGCAAGAGCTATATCATTCTGAGTCCCGGCCTGATTAGCAGAGAATAAGCTGTCAAGCATACCCTCGACCTGCTTTGTCAAGTCAGAGAATATGGTTTTCACGCCGGCCATCGCTCCGGCATAAAGTACATTCTCCTTTTGCAGGTGGTCGGATAAGATTTTCAGCCGCGCATCGTTGGCCTGCTGTTCGAGGCTTGTCTTAGTAAGATTATATTCTTCGTCGGATATTTTCTTAGCGGCGTGCTCTTCGTCGAGTAACGCTAATTCTTTAGCCGATTTATCCTGAGCAAGAGCAAGCTCACGTTCCATCGAGTCACTAATTGCATTATCGCGTAGTTCTTGCAAGTGCGACTCGGCTTCGATGTGAGCCTTTAGTTCACTAATACTTTTTTCGAATTCGGCATGATTGTCGGCGCGAACCTTAGCGGCCCGCTCCTCTTCGGTTTTAGCGTTTGCAGCAAGCTCTTCGGCGTTTTTAAGCCGTTCTTCAAGAGCCAGTTTATCTGTCTCTGACAAATTCTTTGCATTAGCAAGAGCCGTCTGTGCTTCCGCGACAGCAAGATCAGTTTGCACCTTCTTGATTTCAGCCGCATCGCCTTTTTTGATGGTAAGAGATTCGGCATGATATTTTTGAGCAATCTCATTAAGCTTGCTATTCTTCTCCTGCTCGATTCCAAGAGTCAAATTCTTAATGTCCTCCTGAGACGCGCCAGCTAAAATAGCCTCACGTTCAGCGTTAGCAGACTTTAGCTGGTACTCCTTGTCGAGGGCATCTTTTTCTGTTGAATATCGAGCCTGCAATTTTACTGCGCGAGAATCGCCCGCCGCGCTACCGGAAGCAGGAGCCTTCTCTTCTTTCGGTTTATTCAAACCGGAATCCATCGCGTCACCTACGTCCGCGCCAACTTTCTTACCATATTCAACCCATTCTAATCTTGATTTTTCAAGTGCCGCTTTACGCTCCGGGCTTAGTCCCTGTTCGGCTAATTGCTTATTTATACTATCGAGAGCTTTCTTAACCTGCTCCCGCGCAGCATCGTAAAGATGCCCACTAAGACTACTTGCCATCGAGTCACCAAATGCCGCACCTGCTTTCTTAGCTGAACCAGCGTAAGCATTCACGACCGATTCGCCAACTTGCTTCGCTCCCTCGACCATTCCTTTGAAGTCAAGATGAATCAGCGAATCTATTACTTTACCTACACCCTTGAATGCCTCGATAAGCGAGCCGACATAATTCTGAACGAATGCCCAGATCGCAGTTCCCGTAGCTTTGATTACATCCCAAATTTGTTGAAACGCATCATGCACAGGTTTGACATTCTGATATAGCAATATCAATCCGGCTATTAATCCGCCAACCGCAAGAGCTATCCATGTGATCGGATTGAGAGCAAGCACGGCATTCCACGCGGCGGTTGCTGCGCTAACGGTTCCAACGGCTATTGCCATCGCTCCTAATACTTCAACGACAGTAAGAACCGTTTTTTGATTCTTGTTCAGGAATTCAAATACCGGAGCAAGCGTCTTAAATAAAAAGCTTCCCATTTTCTCTTCAAGAACAGATACGCTGTCTTTGAAACGATTGAAGCTTCCTATCGGGCCGTTAGCGGCCTCTTTCATACCGTCGATAGTGCCGGACAAGGCTTTATTAATAGCTATCTGTCGTTCGGCCTGAGTCGCGCCCTTTTCGAAAGTGATACCTAATCTCGAAAGCGTACCCGTCTCATCATCGACCGATTTAGCATACAGTTTGGCGGCCTGATCCATACCGATACCTGCGCGCTGGGCAAGCGCGGCAATAGCTTCCTGCTTCTGAGGCAGATTATCCATCGTGCCACCCATCTTAAGATAAGCGGCAGTAGCAGTCTCTACCTCAGCGTGATTTAACGCGAGCGCATTCGCCGTCTCACCGGAAGCTTGGGTTACTTTATCGAGAGACTTAGCGGCCTGCTCCGCGCTCATTCCGGTAGTTCTGAGACCTATCGTAATTTCCTCTTCGCGCTCAATCGTCTCCCGACCGACATTGAACAATTCTTTTAACTCAAATCCCACACCAGCTATGCCAGCGATAGCACCTAAGCCCATTTCACTACCATGCCCGCCTTCTCCCGCTTCGTGAACAGCCGAGCCGGTATGCTTCGCCTGACCCTCTAATTGTTCAAGCTTCTCTTTTATCTTGGCGATCCAAGAAGTATTAGCCTCATGCTCTTTGCCAACTCCACCCAAAGCATGTTCGAGTTCTTTCGCTGCGCCACCAACTTTTTTAAGATTTTGCTCGAATACATCCTCAATCTTTTTAGCAGCCGCCGATCCCTCGGTCTGCATCTGATTAAACTCGCTTTTTAGGGTATCTTTGGCGCGAGCCGCTTCCGCAACAGCTTCTTTGAGCTTAAGGGTTAGCGATACAATTAGTGGCTTCCCGTCCATGTGTCCTAATAAACCAGTGGGCTGATATTGCTACCAACCCACCGGAACCCTTAGTTCTAATAAACCAGTGGGCTGATATTGCTACCAACCCACCGGAACCCTTAATCGTCTTTTCCGGTCAGGCTTTTCACCCTCCCGAACTCTTGCGACGTTTCTCCATCAAAGCTTGCTGCTTAATATCGCGCCGCTTCTGTCGGAGAATACGTTCTTTTTTCAATGCGAGTGATCGGGCTGCGGCCCGAAACGTCACTTGTAGTATTTCATCCTCACGCTCCGGGTGGCTGTCTGTAAATGCGTCTATGAATCTGTCGTATTCGGAGATATTTGCGTTGAGTTCTCCGAGGTCGGGTTCAACGAGTCGTTCGTCCGCTGCGTCAGCTGGGTCCAGGATGTCGCTAAAAGCGTAAGCGAATTCTTCCACGACTTCAGCTTTGGTTCGAAAAAACTTCTGGCTCCCCTTATTACTAATCCCGGTGGTATCTCATCCCGGAATAAATCAATGCGTTTTGCGAGCGCATCATCTTTAAGCTTCGTCTCATCGCCTTTCAAGTACATAATGGCAACGAGTAATTCGAGCCTGTCTTTCTTTAGTAAGAAATTCAAAGCCTCACCTACACCTGCCATCGCTACATCGCCAAGCTGAACGCGAGTTACGTTCTTGATCAGGTCAGTAATAAACTGCAAGTCTATCGCTGTGCCTTTTTGCATCGCAACCATCAAGGCCGCAAGTAAAACACTCCCGTTCTTGCTGCACTCAGTAGTGAATTCTTCGAGTAAGATACCAAGCTTTTTTATCTGCCAGATACCTATGTCTTTTACGAGAGCGAATGTCTGCTTATCTCCATTGTCCAGCGTCAAGCTGAACGAGTTATCGTCAATTATATTAAGGGTCATAGATTATTAAGGGTTAAAGAATCACCCTGGGATCGCGGGTTCTAATCGCCAATCCCAGGGTAAGAAAACGTTACGAAGTCGCTACGATGAAGCTCGAAAGCGCACTCACTGGTTGTCCGGGGAATTCGATCTTGAATGTGATCTTCGAATCCGATTTGTTCGAGAACACATCTTCGAGATCAAACGTCATATAGAGTTTGCGTCCAGCCGGAGCCGTGAGTACCGACGTATTAACTGCGCCAATAATTTTGGAGCCAGCTAAAGATATAGCTCCTACGAGAGCCGCAATATCGGCGGGCTTAGTCTGAGCTAATTCGCCTTCGTGCGATAAATTCACACCTACCATCGGATTACCCGTAGATAGCTCTCGATTAATAGCTTTCGAGATAGCTTTGGTTGCAGGGGTAATAAGTCCCACCTGCAAATATCCCGCGCCTAAATCTAAGAGCCACTGAGCATAGCCGTCAATGGTTATGTTGCCTACCGCTTCGCCGGGGAAAACTTGACAGCGCGGGATCGGCGACCATTCCTTGTTTCCCCATTTGGATTTGAAATCTGATGCTTTCATTTGTGTGTCTGAATTAAGTGTATAACCGCGACTGCAAATGGCTCATTGTAAGGGTTAGCAACGCGCCGTGATGTAAAATTTTACTGCCGGGAAAATCACCGAGTCTTTGCTGTGAAGCATTCACGGACATAACCGCTCCATTGAATCCAGCCAAAGTCATAAGTGATGTTATCACGCTATTCAGGTATAGCTCCCGCTTGATATTATCTATTGTGTCCTGAAACAAGTATTCGCTCGGCGTTGCAAGCTTGCCCGATGGATCATTCACTGGGTCTTGAAACGTGCGATAATACTCTATTTGCCATTCTGATTGTACCTGTCTTACTTCGTTCAAGGTCTTTCCGTCTGCGCCTCGGCCTGTCGAGTGTACCTCACCCATTAAACCGGGAACGCTCCTGAAGAACCTTACAAAATTGTTAATATAACTTCCGGTCGAATCCACTATTGGATTGCCGCTTGCGTCGATAATGCCGAACATCTTGGAGAACTTATCAGCCGACGTATCAACCGGAACCGTTTCGTAGTCATACACACGAATCGTAGGATCGACAGCAAGTATCGCTGTTCGGATCGCCGCTCGTACTGTATCGTAAAACGTCATAGTTGCTCGACTGCTTCTATTACTCCTTTTTCAAGGATCGTCATAACCTGCATTTCGGCTGCCGCCCATCCCTTCATGAATGGGAACTGACCCTTAGTGCCGAACTTCGCTATCTTGCGAGCTACTAAAAAGCTGAAGCCCAGAGTCTCAGCTTTCAGGGCTTTGCTCTGCCGGACTACTTTGCCCGTCGCTTTGTACTTACCGCTCGTAAGCTTTCGAGAAGCCCACTTGAATAAACTTGTGCCTTCACCCCAAGGCGGATATTTGCCAGGTGCTCTGCCGTGTTCTACGAACCAAGCATAGCCATAGGCCGGATTATCCTCCTGAATAAATACCTGACCTTCGATCCTATCGGGCCAAAGAACAGCTATAGCCTGCGGCGCTCGTCTTAAATTACCGCTTGCTCCATCGGGGAGTAATCTCACTATCTGACCTTTAGCCGCCTGCATCGCTGCTTCGACCGAAGGCTTTAATAACTCACCAAGTTTAGCAATATCCAAAGCGGCATCTAATCCGCTAAAGTCTATTACGTCGCCATAATCAGCCATTACCTGTCCGTATAGGGTCTCAATGAACGATCTCTCGGATAGAGAGGGGTTGCATATCTGTCTAACGGCGTTCCTATAAACGAACCGAATACTGCGTGTCCGGGCCGCTCTTTTGGATCGGGTGCTACTTTACGTAAGAAATCAGCCATGAACTGATCGGCTAATTTTAGAAAGCTTGTGTCTTTTTGCTCATAGCTTCCGACTCCGCCGACTGCCGTACCGGATTGATTCTGAGCGAATCTCGGCGCAGCTATCAAGCAAAGCTCTCTGGCGCATAACTTACTGACCGCTCCGAATAAGCTATCTGGAATCGTTACTTTATCCGGCGTCAGCAAATACGGTGTCGCATAATGCAACCTGAATTTCTGTCCTACGCTCGGAAGCTCATCGTCTATCAGATCAAGCCCTCGAAACCTCAGCATCCATCCGGTCGGCGTGTTATATATCTCAGTCATTCCATCTTTAAGATAGGTGACCTCGACAGCGTTATCATCGACTGGATATTCAAGCAGGTACGACCCCGGACTCATTTCATCATCCCATAATTCGGGCAACGCATATAGTCTGGTGTCGGTCGCTGTGTACTCCGTGACATTTTGATCGCGACGATAAAAAGTCAGCGTATCAGCCGCTTGTTCGAGAGCTGCTTCAGCATCTTCGCTTTCCAGCATGATCTGAGCCTTGTCCCGAACAAGTAGCTGCGCCTTATTTAAGTAATCGTCCCATGTCTTTGTAGCACTCATAATAAGTGCCACCGGGATTGTCTCCCGGTGGCAGATTTTTTAGCTTGCTGAGTTACCCCAAATTCCGCGAGGATTGATAAACCCTGCATTATTCGGGAACATGACTTTGAACCGAATCGCATTCGCCGTGAATTGCTTGCCGGTCGCTGTCGCTTCCTGCTGCAATAAAGGCTCCTGGATGTTAGAATACAGGAATACGTTTAAGCACTCCTGTTGCTTCGGCTCTGCCATCAAAAAGAACCTATCGTATGTCGACCCCTTACCGTCCCATTCGGGAACGAAGATATGCTCAAGCGGCAATACTCCGTTCTCTTTCAGGGCGGTAATTCCACGAGCCGCCTGTTGCGCCAAGCCTGTGCTCGTTACGCCTAATCCGAACTGACTTGTCTCCATCGGAGAGGTCAGGTTGTAAGCAGTCGTCCATGATTTCATCGGTGTAAGCAGATAGCGAGCTATCGTACCGGTTACTGCATCCGAACCCAACTGCTTAACAGTCATAAGTCCGGTGAAGCCCTCGATGAGCGATGCTGCGCTAAGAGTTGCCATCGTAGTTGGAGCGTTACCCCATCCGCTATGATCGCAAACTTTCTTAGTCGATGGAGCCATCGCCGTTCCGCTATCTTCGAAGCCACTCCACGTAGTGAAGTTAGCCCCCCAAACGGCATCCATTACTTTGTAGTAAAGCTGGCGCTTGAACACCTGAGCCATCTCACGCGGCATCTTCTGGAATTTGCCAACATTGTCATTGACGAAATCTCTCCAGAAAAGCGTGAATAAGAACCCGTAATCTTTGATAGCATACGGCGCGTTCTCCGCACCAGTAAGCGGCATTTCCGCGTAATCGGCAGTCTGATCCGTGCGCTCGGTGATATTCCCGGAATCGAAATAGCCGAAGTTCTCCGTATTGACATTAAGGAAATTGTTCGCAGGTGTGATGTTAGTGATCTTGCGCCACGCATCGTACAGGTCTGGCTCATCCCATTCTGCCTGCAATACTAAGTACATCGCATCATAAGCGATCTGACTTGTAATGCCAGCATCATAAGATTCCGATACTCGACCGTTCTTTGGGTCGATACCAAAGCCGCCCATCGGATTCGGATTGCCAATGCCATCGAAAATTTGCAGCATATCCCTCAAGGAATTAATGCCGTTGTATTGACGATGAGTTGGGTCAAAGCCGATTGACTCCGCTACGCGAGCCGCAATGCCTTTTGAATTGGCAAAGCGTGGGTCTTTCTCGCGTGAACCGCGAAGCAAAAGATTAAGCACGTTAGCTTTCCACTTGTCCTCTTCGGCTGGCGTATTCGTACCGCGTGACAGATACACAGCGCCTTCGGGAGCCATAGACTCAGCGACTTCGCGGATCATTGCGTCGATCTTGGTCGAATCGGTAATGCCCTGATTCTTAACCATATTAGTAACCAGCGCCTTGCCCTTCTCCGGCAAATGCTTGGCCTCACGAAGCGAGTTACTAAGATAGCTCTCGGACATACGTTTGATGTTGGCCTCGTTGTCCGCCTTCATCTTCGTTTCAAGCTCACTGATTCGCACGTCGAGAGGCGACGGCTTTCCCGCCTGTCGTCGGCGCGACTCTGCGACTGAGCCTGCATCCTGATCTTCGGGGGCTTTGTCAGCCGTATCGTCAGCATCCGGCTCGGCTGGGCCAGCAAGCTTCGTCTTGATCCACTCTTCGATAGACGCTAAAGCTGTTTCCTGCTTGAGCAACGTAGCTACATCAGGAAACATCTTTTTGAGAGGAGCATTAGCAGGATCGGCAAGAAATGCCTCCGCTACCAATGTTTCAATATCTTCTGGCGCGGCTCCGCCTTCGTCATCATCGGCCTCTGCGAGACGAGCGAATTTCTTTGGAAACTTGGCGGCAAGCTTTCCGGCCTTGATCGCCAACTGCATTTTTTGCTTTGGTGTTAACATAGTTTTTTCTAATGATTCTGAAAGTGCATGAAAAACATAACCGCCAGCATTACCGCGAATAACGCCATCGGCACTCTTCACGGATTTCAAGCGTAATATATCAAGGATTGGATTTGCCGACTCAGGGTTTCTAAGCTTAATAAGAGCGTCACCTGTAATAGATAACTCATAAGGTATCGTGGCTCCTTCTGCTACGCGACCTTCTAAAAATTCCTTCATAGCTGTTCCGGCTGCATCCCGCTTTAATCTTAGCTTAGCGCGAACCGCCGTCTTACTCGGATCGTCCCATGACTCAGCTATTCGAGCCTCATCATAGTTACCAACGACAAGATCAATCGAGTTGCCGTCACCCATCTTACCGTTATTATTCTGGTATGCTTTGTGCTGATCCTCCGTGCGGAGCATCATAGGAGCAAGATTAAATAAGCCTTCTGAGACGGCATGTTCGAGGCATTCGGGTAAATAATTCTTGTGGCCTCGCTTGCCGCGTAATTCAGGATAGAAGCTACCAAGATCGGATGTGCCTGCCGTTGGGCCGGAGCGCAACATCTGAACATCCCATACCCAACCTTTTTCGCTGGCTTGCTTTGCGCTAAAGTCCATCGAATAAGATTCTGATATTTCAGCCTGGATTTCTTTGCCTTCGGCTACTGGAACGTATGCTACTTCGACTTTAGTACGTGCGCCAAGTATGGGTTCACCGGAAGGATCGAGAGTGAATTGAACACACCATGATTCGCCACCGCAATCATAAACAAGGTAAGTGGAGTAGAGTGAGACGATGCAGCAATATCCGGTCGGTTGACCGTTAACCTGCTGAGGGGGATAGGCGCTCTGAATCGCTTGGTCTAATTTCTCGCCAAGTGCTTTATAATCTATGTCGGATTCGTCTGGATTTTTCACTTGTCAAAGCCTGTTATAGCTTCGACGATTAGTAGGGTTGCATTCGAAACTCAATCGGAATCCAATAAATTCCGGGAGATTTTTATTTTCTGCCTTCGCTGCGCCCGTCGCTCGAATCTCGACGGCGCAGTATTGCTATTATTTCCACCGTGACCACAGTGCCAGTAGCCACAACTATCACAGAGATAAGTGTGAACCGTATCGTCTTTAGCTGCGCCGTTGCGTAACAAGCGGTGCATGTGCCGACGCGCTCCGGCCTCAGTCGTGCTTCTGTGCTTATCGCATTGTAGCTGGGTAAAAGGCATTACGAATTGCTCAACACTAAATTCGGCTCCTGTGAAATCTCACATGGAAAATGGCAGCTCTCCTGAGAGCCGCAAGCTAAGCGATAAGCGATACCCTGACCCGGAGACACCTGAATCATCGTAACCATTCGCGGAGCTTGCTCCTTATCGGTAACGAGATACACTGTTGCTCCAAGCTCAAACTCATTCTGAATTAGCATCATAGCTTCGCAAGATCAATCTCTATTCTTTTGCGTGTGAACTTTGGCTTCTTCGTAAAATCTTCGAAGCCGATCTGAATACCTATCGTGGCAGATAATATCACGCCATCGCATTGCCCTATCGGTGGCGGGAAATTCTCACCTGGAATAAACCAGTATGCTTCCGGCTGATCTTCGAACCATTTGACTAATTTATTTATCTTATCTCTGGCTTCGAATGGAGCTAAGACAAGCTTGCACCATTTGCGGCAAAACATTTCCTGTACCGCTTTGGGTGTACCGCTAACAGGCTCGTCGTTTATCTGACGCTCCTCGTCAACCTGCATCGGGATTATTTCTTTTTCCATATCAACTTATTAATTGATTCTCCGGCTCCGGGCCAATAAAATGTTCAGCCGTTGCTTTGAGCGATATATCAATCGCTTCGTATGCCGATATAGGTCTGCCGAAAGCTCCTGATAATTGTTCCGCTAATCTGAATGCCGCGAAACTAAAGCATTGTAATATCTCAACCATCTTTCCTTCAGCACTAAAAGTCGGAGTGCCGTTATCATGCGTACAGATAAATCCGGCTGTTCTTATTTGCCGGGTATCTCGCTCATGTAATTGGATCGACGATTTGGGTTTGGGTTCAGCCACGATTCCTCCGCTTGCTCTGCTTCGATATTTTCGCTTTGCGCTTACTGAGTGCGCTGCGCTTTTGTTTCGGGCCAGGGCCACGCGGAACTTGTAATGCCGCCGCAGTTAATGCGACTTCGCGTAGACCCTTTTGGAATGTCTCGATGTCTCTACTCACTCCATCTTGAATCAACGTACCCTCCTGTTGCTAATGATTCGGCTGTGATAATATCATTGTCTGCTTGGGTAACGTGAAGTGTGACCGGTACTAAATAGCAGTGGCAGTTTCTTTCCTCGGCTGGCGGGAGCACCATGTCATGCGGCCCGTCACACATATACTCGTCACCGTCTCTGCCAATTAATTTGAACTTAGTGTTATTCGGAACTCCATGCCCGTCCATTTCAACATGATTTTCTCTCGGTGGGTTTCCGTCTGGATGATCCCGGCCTCCGGCGTGATGCCATACAAGCATAACCAAAGTTTTCAGCTTCTTAGCCACTAAGCCTTTGGCTACACTACGAGCTTCGAACTGAGCGGTGAGTCTCGCATTCTCGTGCATCTTCATGTTGTACGCAGTGCCCTCAGCTTTTTGCATAGCATAATTCACTATGCCCATCGCTCGCGCCTGATAGTCTTTGAATAAGCCTTTGGCCTCGGCGTTACCTATCTTGTCGATTACTACGCCTTTGGTATAATCTTTATTTAGGCTCGCTCGAATGAGAACTCTCGACACATCTTCTTCCATACCAGCTTCGAGCCGTGCGAACCCTCGCGTAATCGTTTCCTCAAAGCCGCTTAGTTCAGCCACAATCGTCGAGAAGCCTCCGGGCGGCGTAGGGCCAGCCCGATCTATTCCTGACTGCCACGCATCGCGTATGAGGGCCGAATAGCTTGCCGCCTGATGATCAAGTCCTGTTTTTAGTATGCCGTCAACCTGAGAGCGTATGCCTATTCCCAGCGGCCCAGAGAAATCGCTTGCCGAGCTTACTTTGAGTATTACGCGCTGGCGAATCTGCTCGACTAATCGAGCCGCCTTGTTCTCACCTTCAAGCTGTATAGATTCTAAGTTCACGCAAGGTCTTGTGCGCTAATCGGTTTATTGGCTTGCCCTACGTTAGTCATAGCATCGACTGTTCCAGCTTTGGCGGCAACAGCTTCACGGTTGACCGTATATCCTAAGCTTGATAGCGCACCGAATACTATATCCTGAACTGTCGCTCCGTCGAGTATCGCTCGCTGCTGTCCGGCGTCGTCCGAAAAGTGTAATTGTAAAAGCGCAGTCAGGGCATCGGCTAAATCTTTCAGCGCCATCGCCTGATCTTTTACGTTGTTCTTCTCGTAGGGCAGAAACTTCCAATTAATATCTATCTGCTTTAGCTGCTCTTTGGTAAGCTTCGCTGTTCCGCCTTTGGTCGTAGTGCCATCGGCATTCGAGATAGTATGGTATAGCATCCCGCGCTTGTTCGCTTCCTGAATATAATACCTCAGCATGAAGCTGAAGAAATACTCGAATTGTTTTCTGCGAACATTAAACTTTTGATACATCGGCCCGGTCTGCAAATCGCCGGCCGACCTGTTTGTGTTAGCACCATTACCCATCATAAATTCGGGTATGCCCATTACACCAGCTATGAACCTGCCAAGAGTCTCGACTAATTGGTTTAGGTCTTGCGGATTAAGCTGTGGCGAGTGCATCTTGAAAGATACATTCTCATTTGTTGCTAATGGCAACGGCGCAGTCGGAACGATCATCTTGGCTTTATCATCAAGATCATCGTCAGCTACGTTCTTGTAGTTGAACTCCATTACTACGTTCAACTGAATCTCATAAGCTCGCCTGAATAGAAATATAATTTGGTCTAACTCGGTACACAAATCATGTATGTGAAAGCCGTCACCCTGACCGAATTTCTGTCCTCGCAAGTTACCCGTTCTGAGTAAGAACACATCGCCTGTCAAGCTGCCATAGTCTGTGTTGGCTATCGGCAAATTAGTTTCAGGGTCAATGCGTGGCTTTGCTTTTTCGTCAAGCTCCCACTCGTAGCGATTCATGCGAATAACCTGGTACTGCGTAGGATCACCCCATGCCTTACGCTCCACGCCATTAATATCTATCTTAGATATTGGCCCAACTTTCTTTCCGGGAATCCAGTCCCCCGGTTGCGTCTTTACGCTTGTTACATCGCTGGAGTTATACGGATTGACAGATAAGTCAGTTATCCATCGAGCGGGTAAATCTCCGTATTCGAGAAAGCCTGTTACGTGATTCACGTTGGCGGTCAAACATAACATGCCAGTCATGTTGCACTCATAGACCCATTGCTGGTATCTTAGGTCAGCTTGGTTTATGTCGCCACTCCAATTCTCATTGCAGAGAGTTTGGATGCAGGGAATAACATCGGCTAAACTTGCATCGGTAGCTTTTGCCTCTATCTCGTAGCCCTGACCGCAAATATGATCGCGGTGTATTTCTATTACTCTGTGATAAAATGGATTAGCCTGTGATAATCTTTCAGCCTGAGCGCAAGCCCTGAAATAATTCAGTGGGTACAAGCTATAGCCTGTTCCTGAATTAGCGGGAATAAAATTGGGATCGTTAAAAAAGTCAGGCGGGAAATCCCCGGACTCAGCAACGTGACCCGGCACGGTTGAGCGATCTAATTTCTGATTCTTTTCGTAGTGCTCGATCTTATCGGCAAGCGACACAACCTTAGCGCCTAAGTCTCTCATTACTTCGGAGTCCTTGCGCTGCTTCTCAGTAGTTAATTCTAAGCTGCCAATCTTCATGCTATGTCAATCCTGATGTGATACGTGCTGGACTTCTCCTGCTTATACTTGAAGCTAATTTTCTCACTGCCGTCGTCGATGCCTATGTGTTTGCATAGCGCATCGACTACATGCTTGAACGATCCGGGTAAGTTATCGTGCTCGTCTAATAAGCGGGGAGCTAATCTTGTAAATGTCACAACACACGGAAGCTCTGGTTTGGTTTTCATCTGCCGAACTAATTCCCATGCGACTACTGTACGCTCGTTTTTTACACGCTTGGCTTTGACATGATAGTGCTCTTTCTTGTTGAGCGATTCGGTACGGAGAGGGAATTCTATTGTCATGCTAAAGTGTCTATCAGCCAAACAGCAAGCCACAGCCGGAACAGCCATGTAGCCATGCTTCGTGAATCAATTACTTCGAATATGCTCATTATACGTGACCGCTTGCCAAAAAAGTACGCCTAAAGACTCCTCGGCTTTGCGGTATTTATATTATATGTCCCTGTAATGCCGGAGCGGCGATTGCTGCTCGGCTCGCTCTTTGTATATGCTGGCCTCCGGTGAGTTGCGAATCATGGCTTTCTTCTCAGCCATAAGATCATCGTAGGCTTGTCGATACGCTTTGGGTATGTACCCGCCAACATTCTTGCTCAAAGCGTAGTTCAGGATTATACATGCCTCGGCCCTATCTGGTGATTCACCGCCTGACTTCGGTTCGATCAGCATACCCGAAGTGCTATATTTCTTTTTGATGGATAGTAATTGCCGTTTTAATATCGGATCGTCAGGTAACGCGAACAACGGATCGAGTTGTAGTCGTCTCAGGAAAGCGAAGTACCATTCAGCTTTGAGATTGCCAAAAGCTTTCTTGCTTTCTTCTTTTTCGACAGACTCACCGGCCTTGAATGGTACTATCGGAAGGCCCATTGTCTTTAGCGTGTAGTATGGCCCGGAGCCAATACCAACAGCATCTATGGCTATTGACCTAAGCTTATAAGTCTTGCGAATATCGTTTATTCTTCCCGTTGTTTCATCCGGCTTAATACCTGTTCGACATTCGAGCGGAAGTATTCCTGTCTCGTTACCAATAGCTATTACCGTTTCATCGCCAACATCCGATTCTGCTATGTCGCAGCCAAGATGTGATATAGTCGAATTGCGTAGCGGCTGTTTGCCGTTCTCCATTGCCCGTTCTACTAAGTCACGCGGGAACAACGAATCCTGAGAATCTATCGGCGGTTCACCTAATATGCGCGGCCCGAATTGTCCCGTAGGTAAATAATATCTGTCGCACCACCAGAAGTAAATAGCTCCCGGTGTATCTTTCGAGCAACGCGTTCCCCATCCAGGTAATTCAGCATCACGCTCTAAGTTCTTGCGAGTAACTGCGCCCTCGATTACTTCGCGGCCTTCCTTCACATTAGGATGATCTAACGATGAAGTATGAAAATTCTTTACATCGTTACGAGAAAACATATTATAAAAATGCCCCTCGGTCGATGTTGGATTGCCACACCAGATTATTCGCGTCTTATCGCCTTTAGCGTTGCCATATATAGCGTTAGCAATGTCTAAGCTCATGCCGTCCGCTTCGTCGATTATCTGTAATAATCTTTTAGAGTGCATACCTTGTATGTTCACACCCTTATCTGTCGAACGGGCGAACGCCTGTATCTTATTGGTAATTAAGATTTTGAGGTCAAGATTCTTTTTGGCATTCGGAAACAAATCGAACTCATCCCGCATCTGTCTTATGCGAGGCCACAATGAATCTTCTAAAGAACTAAACGATCCGCCTGTGGTCGTGAACACCATGCCTTCATCCGGCACTCCAAATTCATCTACACTTGTATCGAGCCACCAGCATGTAAGCGCAGCAAGAAAATGTGTCTTGCCTAATCCATTGCCACTACGCCAGACTGTTTCGATGTTATCACGAACCGATGCTGCTATATCTCGAAACGCATCCCAAACTTTTATTTTCAGGCGTTCTTCGAAATAAGCGATAGGATCATTTTTCCATCGCAGCCTGTCCGCTCGCATCGCTAATATGCTCGACAGGGAAAGCAATTCCCGCTTTTCCAAGAAGCTCAGAGATTCGCGTTCGGATGGCAGTATCGCTAAGGTCTTCATTGTCTTTGGGGTTCTTCGATTCAGCTATATCTAATCCAAGTATCTTGCAGCGGCGTTCTACCATGCGACTTATTACATCCAAAAATCGCGGGTCACCGGCTTGGCCTTCTTTGAGTTTGCGTGTCTTGCCTACCGTCTTAGTGCCAGCTATCGTCTCGGTTATGTCCTGCTCTCGATCTTTACATGACCGCTCCCAGCCTAACCATGCTTCATGTTCTACTTGGTCGCATTTAGCAAGCTCGGCATATTTAGCGCGGTCTATGTTACTGCTGCGACGTTCGGCCCATTCTTCATGCAACTTGCCTATGTCGTAAGCTATCGTACTTCTCGATACGCCTAAGCGACTGGCTATCTCTAATTGAGTCAAGCCGTCACCGTATAGCTCGGCTACTCGCTCTAAGTGCTCGCGGCGTTGTTCTGGACTTGTATGTACGTTAGCTGCCAATGGTTAGCCATATTAGGTGTTTAGCGGAAAGCTATATTTTTGGCTTTCTTTATGATAAGCTATGAACGAAATATCTTATAGCAATAGTGCCTGTTGTTCTGACTCTGGAATGGGTTCTGAGAATAATTGCTATCCTAATCTCACCATCGACAAAAGGCCCATGCTGGCAATAATATATCTGCTTGCCTGTCGGCGTTAGTGATGGACTGTTGTTAATTATCATCGCTGTTCCTATACATCCGAACCTGCAAATTGGGCGTAGTTCCATTATCCCTTAATATCAAATTGTTTAGCCCAATTATAGACCTGTTCATAAAGCTCAATATCGTATTTTACTAATTGCTGTCCGCTCATGTGAGTAATAGTCGTATGATGCAATCCCAAAGTCTCGCCAACCTTAACTACTCCATAACCCAAATTACGTAATACTATCGTTATTATCGTTCTGCCTCTCACTCTTTTACGATTTCGAGCTTTAACTAAGAAATATCCCTGTTCCACAAAGAACAAGTTTTCCACATAGCTTATTACTAATTCAGGTGTTAAGGTTTTAAGCTGTTGCAATTTAAGTATTTATCTCTCTTTCTTCTTAGTAAAAAAAGAACAAATCTCTTTGTTGAAATCTGAGCGAAAGCATAGTTCGGTTAGCCCTAATTAAAGGGTTCCGTGACCTGCTTTCGAGCGAACAATCTCCCCGTCGTTAACCGTCGCTATAAGCCCCATCGTCAAATCTTACATGCGATGGATCGCCTGCTACTTAAAGGGCATTGTAAGAATGTCCTGCGTACACGCTTCAAGCTTTCGTCCTGCGGTGTGGCTTATACGCGCCCCCTTGTAGCCACCGTTCGCATTCGCGCAAGTGTTCTAATGCCGCTCACGAATGCGCCGGGATAAAAATAAAAACCCCGCCTAATCCCGGTGTGGAGGCACCGTTCAGAAGCGGGGTCAAACTTCCCGAAGGCGGTTGGTTTGAAACACTCTTTTGACCGCTTCCTCCAAAGCGAAGTCTAATTCAATTTTCAAGACGAAATGGGTTAAAATTCAACTATCAAAACGGACATACCTATTCCTGAGTTCCCGCTTTTTATCGAGCGTGACCTTTTTCCCAGTTTTTATTCGGAGCAGGCTTCTCCTGCTTTTCGATTTTAGTTGGCTTCTCCTTCGGTTTGTCAAGCTTTTTATGCGATTTCATATTTAGGTTCATACTCCGCCTCCCGTAGCTCGTCGGCAAGCGGAGCGAGCAAATCCCGGAGCCACTTTTGACCTCTGAGAAAAGGCGTGGCTAAGAATCCGATGGCCTCAGATGGCAGGTCAACTACTTCAATAAGCGCGATAAGGGTTGTATCTTGCATATAAGACTCAACATTCAAGTATCGTACCAAAGTTTCACTTGTTGATCGTCCATCGTCGATTCTTGCGCCGAGACTCACCCCGAACAGCCAGCTTGTATTCAATTAAAATCTCTTCGAATGTTGGCGGCTCATAAAAAGGAGTCATAACCAAATACTGCTTTGGCAGATAGAGCCTTGTGAATTTTACCTGGTAATGCACTACAAGTTTAGCGAGCACTAAACCGTAGCGGTCAAGAAATACCTGCATACCATGCGATCCTGTTTGCTCATCATGGTGTCGCCTGCAAAGCGGAATACATTTCGTGTCGTCACCTTCTGCCCATTTCTTACTGAACGAATGAGCGCAGTCCGAGCCGAACAAAGTAATACCCTGCGCGGCACAGCAGCAGCATTTTTGTTCTTTGATGAAATCGCGGTACTTCTTACTAACGATTCGATCTACCTGCTTTTTTATGAAGAAGGCCATGTCGCTCCCGCCATTTTCATTACATCTTCTAATAGCACTTTGCCCTGATTCGCAACAGCGGATACACCTTCGATGTTATTAGCGGCTTCTTAACGAGCGGAACGTTATCCCATTGAACCTTACCGCCTATCACTTTCGCACTCAGGGGAATTGTCATTTGTATCTCATGCTATACATCAAATAATCCCGCGCTCGGTCGTATGCAATAAGGGGAGTAGTAAATTACTTCACGCTTTGAATTTTCTTTCCCTGCCGCATTTCCGGTATTCGCATACCCGCCGTTCGCTTTCCATGCTTCCATAGTCCAGCGAGCCTTTAGCAGTCGTTCGTGTTCTTCATAGCCGCAAAGAACTATTCTGTAATCTGGATGTGAGCCATGCTCCAAACACCAGTCACCAACATCCTTAGCGAGCGTGGATGAATCATGGTGGTAAACATTGGTGTCTCGATCTTCGACTCCGTAAGGCGGGTCAAAGAACATTCCAACGCTTCCCATCTTATGCTGCCAGTTTCCGCCGCAAACGCGAGTCCAGTCACCGCAAACTACGCGAACGCTCCTTAGCCTCTCTTGCAGCTCGCGGAACCATGCGTATAGTTCCGGCTTGAATGCGTCTTTGGGTATCGTTCCCGAACCGCCGATGTAGGGGATTTTGGTATTGATTCCCTTTCCCGAATTGCTGATGTAGGGGATTTTGGTATTGATTCCCGTTCCCGAATCGCTGATGTGGGGTCTTTTGGTATTGATTCCCCCTCCCGAATCGCCGATGTGGGGGATTTCGTTCATGCCCGTTAGCCCGGAACCTATCCAGCATGAAGCCGCCCAAATCCAGTAACCCGCGAGCTTCGCATCATACCATTCATCGTCACTTTGCAAGCATCCCAAAAGACGGCGTTCGTTTGCAATGAGAACTTTTCTGCGAGCGTTCAGGTCTGCGTGGTTCACAGGCCAGTCGCACCACTTGGCAACTTCGTCCGGCGCGTATTGCAAAGCTCGCCATACGTTACAAACAAATCCGTCCTTATCATTCACGGTTTCCGTTTGCCCGGAATAATTCGGGCGATTCAAAAGCACCGCGCCGGAACCAAAGAAGGGTTCGATATAATGCGCGGGATCGCCAAGCGCAGCCCAAACTTTGGGAGCGATTATTTTCTTTCCACCGAAATAAAATTCATTAAGGGAAGGGAGCTTTTATCGCTCCCTTCCCCTGCTCTCCTTTAATTGACATGCGCCCACGTCTTTCTGTGTATGATTTTCCAAAGTGTAGTAACACCCAAACCGTAGTTCGCTGCAAGCTCGGAATAGCTTAGTGCCTCTTTTGAGGCCCTAATTGCTCGAACTACGTCTGGCGTAATCTTTGCCGCGTGATGCGACAAACCCTTTTTCCATTTGCCGTTTGCGCCGCACTTAGTTCCGCCGCTCCGCTTCCGTCCCTTTTGAATCATATCCAGATTGTTCGCCGCACGGTCGCCAACGGAGAAGTGTTCAGGATTGCAGCATGGCGGGTTATCGCAGCTATGTAGCAAACGCTCCTCGCGTGTAATCTCTCGAACGAACATCTGGTAACTAATCCGGTGCGCCTTCGCGGTAACACCGCGAATCCCAAGAACACCGTAACCTTTTTCATTTAGTGCGCCCACCCATTCCCAGCACCCAGACTCTCGTTTTTCAACATGAGACATGAAGCGAGCGATCTCAAGTTCAGTAAAATCCTTCATGCCGCTATAAACGAACAAGGGTTAAACAAGGTTTCCCGAAATAAGGGAAGGGGGCTTTCACCTGAAATTAGCCTTTCGTTTTGTTGGTGGCTTTTCCCGGAGTCCGAAGTTTTCGCATACCCGCTCGAATCGCTCCTGAGACTCTACGAATCTAATAATTCCCTCTCCCCTCAAAAAATCATTCCATAGATCTATATGTAACTCTTCGAGGTCAATTCCATTTCGTTCCAATATCACACGGCTCGTTCGGGTACTCTGAACGTGATGTTCCGGCCGGCGTACAGGATATAATTAGTGATGCCGTCAGCGGCTTCCAATATGCCAACGGGCGTATCGTCACAGTATAATACGCCTTTTTCTACTTTGAATTTCATGGGAAGTAAATGTTCGTGCAAAATTCTCTGATGCGCCGGACTACTGGCTCCCCGCGCTCAACTTGGAATCTTGCTATTAGTGATTCACCAACGTAATTTGTGCTTATCAACGTCGGCTTTCGCTTCGATGCTCGCGCATCTATGATAGCCATGAATGCGGCCTCGGCCTGCTCGCTGAATTTGACTTGGCCTAAATCGTCAAAGAATAATATATCCGGCTTAGTAAGTGTGTCGATGTACTCTGCTACTTTGAATTCACCCTGAGCTTTCGACAGCTCAGTAGTAAAGAAGAAAGCAGTGATACACTTAGCTGATCTCCCGGCCTCGATCTCACGCCCGACTAATTCGTACAGCGACCAAGTCTTGCTCTTACCTGTTGCGCCGTGAGCTATTATACCCATCGCTCCGTAAGTCCATGCTAATACTTTCTCAGCCGGAACTTTGGCTTCGGGTTTGACTTTTGATATATCAAACGTTCCTCGAAAGCTTTCCGGCACATTCGCTTTGACTGCTTCAAATCGCACACGTATCTTAGCTAATCTCTCACGCTCGGCTTGTTCGGCTAATATCTTCGACTCGGCCTCAGCCTGTATTCGCTGACAATTATCGCATGTACCCATCATCGTATGACCCATTATTACTAATGCACGGGCGGGATTAGTCTGGCATACATGGCAGATTACTTCTGCTATGTTAGCATCGACCTCGACGAGCTTACCTATTCGCTCGTCAGAAAGACTCTGGATGCTCACTTCTAAATCCTGCAAGTGCTTGTCCTTTATTTTTAGTAGGAAATAAACCCGTGTACCCGCACATGATCGACTGACTAATAACAGCGATAGGGTCTGGTTGCGAGCGCAAGAAAACAAGCTGTCTCTTGGCGGCGGCATCGGTGACTGGGTTCTTTTTCAGCCGCCGCTCTGCCAGCCAATCACTCCATTCATTCTTGAATTCGACCCATTGCAACTGAGCATCGTCCATGTGATGAATGCCCTCGCTTGCTACTTCTATTTGCTTCTTTGCCATTTGTGGAACAGATAGGATTTGAACCTATGGCCCTCACCGGTTTATCATTCGCTAAACGAGAAGGATTGGAATTATTGCGCCAGGCAACCTCCCCTTCATGCGACGCGGTGCGCTCGTCCCCACTGTGAGCTTACTGTCCCAACGATACTAACCTACAAACTTCCAGACTCTAATCATGCGACCATGATTTGTTATTCGAGTGCTCTTAATCCATTCGCCAGAGAACTCCCATTCTTTGCCAGCGAATATACTGCCAGCGCCATTGCCTAATAATTTTATGTCTCGACCGCGAGCATCGAGCATGAAATAAACCTGATCGGCGCAACAGTGTCCCATACGCCGACCAAGGTCACGAGCGATCTCCTGCGCTTCGGCTAATATACCCATGCGATAACTCACGCCAGCAGCAGAGCTTTTACCAAGCTCTTTAGCATCGTTAGCGGCGACTGCGTCGAATAGAGTTGGTTCCATTACTTTATAATCAAGCTTGTATTAACATGAAGCTCTGCGCCTGAAATTTCTTCCCCGGCTTTCAACCGTTTTAATATTCCGGCGCGGTCTATCTTGCGCTCGGTTATGATAGTGATAAATTCTTCTGGTATCAAATCTTCTGCCAGTATATTAGCGGACTGTGTAGCTCGATAAAAATACGTGTGCATCGGAGTCCTTAGATTCTCGCCGCCAAGCATAAAGTCCGTGAAGCGTTTCAGCCTGTCGGCATTATTCTCTTTGGCCTTGCGTCGGTCGTACAGCCGATCCTCCTCTGCTTTGATTGTGGCGGCATCATTAAGCTCTGAGGCTCGCTTATCTGCAAGCCAGTCCAGCTTACCGCCCTTCATGTGCTCCAACGCTTCAAGCTCGAACTCTATCTGTTCGCGCCTGTCGTCGCTAATGCCGTCTGAGTTGTACTCGTCTAAAAGCTTGTCGATCTCACTTGGTATTTCGTGCAGCAACATTACTGTATGCCCTTTCTCTTAGTTAGATAGTCAACAACATCATCAGCTAACGGTATGACCTCGCACTGACTTATTACATGCTCACCAACCTGTCCATTCAGATACTTCAAAACAAGCGCAGGTTCATCGACAAGGCCAGTAACCCGACCCATAACTACGATCTTACCCTCAGTATCTCTTACTTCCACTATCTTATCGCCGCAAAGCTTCGCCATCGCTAAGTCCATTACGCTATCTCCTCGTATTCTGCCTCTTCGACTATCAGGCCGTGCTTCTTGCGCCAGTCGAGCGGCGGGTTAATTGCTTCTAAAAAATCAAGCTCTGTCTCTTTGTCAAAGCCATCACGAATGTTTATGCCATCCCATTTGACCATCACACCGGAGCCATAATCTTCGTCGATCACACCAACGCTGCCTTTAGGCAGCTGGTAAAAACCAACAAGCGACCTTACCCTGACCCCTACTTTAACGTGTGATAGTTTCATAAAAATTAGTGCCGCGCCGGGTATTTTGTCGGAATCGCCCGACGCGGCTGTTCTCGCCCTGTTCAGTGAGACGCGAAGAGTCACGGTGAAAAACCTATCCTATCGTTGCCATCTTCTTGGCGAATGCTTCTTGCATAGCGATCTGCGTTTCAGCTATATCTTTGTCGAGCTTACCAAGCTTATCGGTTAGCTCCTGGTGCTTCGGTTGCAAGGTAGCGCGGCTCGCTTTCAAGGCGTCAAGCTTCGTTTCGAGTTGCGTAAGCTCGCCCTGTGGCTTAACTGTTCGTGTGCGCTTTAGCCTCTCTGCTGATGTCGTCTCTGGTGCGTCTGTCATAATAAATTAAGGATTGAATTCAGTTAGTTCTAATACCTGTTGAGTTAATACGTCATTGTCCATGCCGGGAAGAATCTCGCTGCATACGAATTTAATTGCTAAGTCCCAAAATACTTCCCATTCGGACTGTGACATTTTTGCGAAGGATATGCTCTTTGGAATTTCGTATGTCCCTCGCTTCATAACGATCTTCCGTGTATGCCCTATGCCGATCTTGATAGCATCGGATATATCTTCTTTACTCCGCACCCCTGAGATATTATCCTGAATAACACCGATTAGCACCCAATACTTACGATGCCATTTTAAGTTGCGCGGCTGCCTGCCTTCCAGTGATACGATCTCTCCTAACGATACTCGCTTGAATAGCTTCCCCGCTTCTTCATCGGCGGGAACAAATCCAGTTAGCGAGCGAGTGAATAGTGCATACATCAGAAGGGCAAATCCGAGACAGGTTCAGTCGTCAGAGCCAGAGCGTCGTTCGGGTCATCACGTTGTTCGTAATCATCTTCCGGCTCATGCTTACCGTCCGCAACTTCCGCCGCGTGTATCGTGGCCACTTCATCTTTAGAGCGATTGAAGTATATCTTCAAATGCTCCTGCACCTGCTTGTCTAATTCGATTGCCGTCTCAAGCGTATTCGGATTGATCGGAATGATTCTGAATACTGGAATCTGATATGTGATTCCACCATTCTCGCCCTTCATGGATTGGTCAACTTTGATAGCCGCGCCATAGACTTTGTTCTTATTACAGAACTCTATCCATGAAGATAGGGCCGCGCCAGTGAATTGCAGATTTACGATCTTTAGCTCTTCGCCTTCACGAACGCAAGCATAGACCGACTGACAGAACTTGGCTCCCCGACTCTTGATAGAATCTTTGATCTCCTGGTATAGGCCACTCGCAACTACATTACGCTTTAGCCTGACAGTAAGTACATCTGTTCGCAAGTCTTTTACCTCATTCGACCAGAAGCTTGCCTTGTCTGCTTTGTTAAAGCCTTTGATCGTCGAGAGAGTATCGAGTACGATAAACTGGAATGGCAAATCAATAGCCACCCGCTCGCCTTTCTCGCCTAACGACTTATCGAAATACTGAAAGTAGCCCTTCGATCCGCTCCACGATATAAACTTCGTAGCTGGATTCTGAGACTCAGTGTTGTTGCTTAATGACAAAATTTGTTTTCCTTACTTGTTTAATGATTCTAAAAATTTAGTATAATAGCTCCAAGCCCTCATCCGTCGCTCTGGCGGACTCGTGCTTAAAAAATTCTTGCTCGGTCATGTTTAGCGAGCCTTTGCCGTCGCACCAGACGCATCCGAACCCGGCGCAATCGTTAAAATTCCGCTTGCCACCATCGGTAAGGCTTGCTTCGTATGCGGCAAGCTCATCCGGCGACCACTTAGCGCGCTCGTCCTGCTCGATCTCGGATGCGTATGAACTTGTCATTCTAATTCGATTGGCTCTCCGTGTGATGGAAAGCGTTTGATTTTTAGCGCGGCACAAATCTTATTTACGTTAAGAACAGACGGGCTGTGCCGACCCATGATGTTATTATAAAAGCTGATATTCGTCATGTCGGCAGCACGAGCGGCCTTCTCCATCGTGCCGTATAATTCTATCGCTCGCGCCTTCATCCACTCGGACTGCTGCTCAGTCAGATACTTGTAGGTTCTCGTTAGTTTTGATATTGTCATATTTTTGGGATTGCGGCTACCGTCAGATTCTTCTCGTAGAGTGCGCTCGCTTGCGCCAGAGCCTCCATTATGTTCGTCCCGGCGTATGGGCCACACCTGAATATCGGCTTGCCGTCAGGGAAATGCCTGCATACTTTGAGTGCTCGACCCATTGAGATTAATTCTGTTATGCTTAGATCGTTCATAAATTTAATAGGTTCATCCGGCCTGCCGTCAAGAAGATACAAAACCCGACAGGCCGGAATCCCCTAAGCTCTGATTATAGATTTGGAAAACTCCGATAATACTACGTCAGTCATTTCAGATAGGTTAGTAATAATATGCGGATTAGGCCACCACTCTTTGATCTGTTCATCGAACATACCGATGTCGTATTTTCTTGATTCCCAAAAGCTTAATTGCCTAAGGTTATACAAATATACGAAATAAAAAGATGAAAGTCAAGTGTTTTGGTAAATTATTTTAATTTATTTTTTTGGCGGCATTCCGCTCGATCTCGCTGAGAAGCGAACGGGAAAGCTCGATGCGCCGTAAGCCGTGCTATCTCTGCTGATTGAGATTCGATGACCCACTCATATTGAATTCGCACCGCGTGATCTGGTGTGGTTATTTCGGCGTTTTTGTGTTCAAAAAATCCATCCTCCTCCCGCCAGCCGCAGCGAGTCAAATAACGATAATCCGTTTCTGCTTCGATCTTGGCGTTGGCTTCTTCGAGCTTATGAAATCGTTCGTCGGTTGACTGAGCAACCGAGAGCCGCTTTTCGAGTTCGGCCTTGTCGCGTAACAGGGCGTCGAACATGCCAACGCATTTTGTGAAAGAATCAAAAGAGTCGGTTTTGCCAGCAGCCGTAATATCTAATTGCTTAAAGAACTCCTCTCGTACCGTAAGCGGCACTTCCGTCACCGGCGCAACTTCGGGCGTTGGTCGGGTTTCATGCCACTCTCTATCACTTATTATTTCAGGCTCATCGTCGTCTATCGCTTCGGGCGTTGGCTCGAAAGATTGGTCTTTGGGGTCAGCGACTGATATTACTATACCGTCGAGCGTTACGCGAATTCCGTTCACGTTTACCCCTCGAAATAGCTCAGGATGGTGCATTGCAAGCCCGGTGAAATTTCTACCCACTCCGAATTGTGCCCTATCGCCCTTGAAGCGTCTAACCTCTTTGTAATTAACGCCATCAAGTTTCTGCACTATAAGCCACGGATTCATAGTTCCTTCGCCAGACTCTTCTGCTTCGGGCGTTGGCTCGGATGGATGGGGTTCGGAAACGAGAGTGAGCAGCGCAAGCGGTGCGTACCAAGATAGAGCACCGTTCTCAGACTTACCGTCTGTCATTAGGTCAAGTCCTGACAGAGCGTTGTCTTGGCCGCATTTGCGAAAAGTCGTTTTTTCAGATTCTTCGTAGATACCAGCCGAGAGATAGTATTCGGGACTGTCCATACTAACCCGCCATTTTCTCCCCGGCATAACCGTCCACCCTTCACCGTTTTCCCCGAATAGCTCCACGAAGCTCTTGCCCTCGCGGGACGGCTCCATGCTCTTAGCGAAGACGGCAAGAGATTCGCACGTCTTACAAACCCCAGAGGGTCTAACTATACCTTCGTTGTCTTCACCAGTAAGAGGATTAAGGTGCTCACATCGCGGCTCCGGGGATGGGGGGAGGGAGGTTAAGTTCGCATCATTTATATCCATATAGATTGCCGGAGTGCGGTTGCCTTCAAAGCTGATAAACGCAGTACCGTCGCTATTAATATGACTTATGGTTCCAATTACTGCTACGCGGCTTCCTTGCTTTAGGTTCTCGTTGTTAATTTGCATTGGTGTCCTTTCGTGTGTTCCATCTCCGATAGGTTTCGGATTTACTGCCGGCTTCGCGCCGCAAAATGGGCACGGCTTCAATTCTATCTCAGCTTCCTTTGTGTGTGAATTAGATTCCATGTTGTTATTAATGTGAATTATCGTATTCTCGTGCTCAAGGCTAAGGATTGCGGTTTGAAGAGCGTTCTTTTTCTCTGGCATGGGGTTAAAGAAGTGGTAACCTTTCTCCGGCTCTGTTGAATCCAGCTCTGTTGAATCCGTCGCTGTCGAATCCGGCTCTGTTGAATCCGGCTCTGTTGAATCCGGCTCTGTTGAATCCGTCGCTGTCGAGTCCGGCTCTGTTGAATCCAGCTCTGTTGAATCCGTCGCTGTCGAATCCGGCTCTGTTGAGTCCGGCTCTGTTGAATCCGGCTCTGTTGAATCCGGCTCTGTTGAATCCGGCTCTGTTGAATCCGTCGCTGTCGAATCCGTCGCTGTCGAATCCGTCGCTGTCGAGTCCGGCTCTGTTGAATCCAGCTCTGTTGAATCCGTCGCTGTTGAATCCGTCGCTGTCGAATTTAGGGTCAAGCATCTTTTTCGCAAAGCCATATATCTCAGGCAACAAACGATTCGGTGCGGATAGCCACGCGGCTTCGCTTTGTGAGATTCCGAGTGCATATTGTACC